AAAGGAAGTAGTTGTGGTGGAAAGGGTGGAAAGGAAAGAGGCACCAATTCCTTCTGTCCGGAAGCCACTAAAAAAAGGTCCTCCACCAAAGGATGTTGCTCCTTCCAATTGGAACCGGGTCCTCGACGGCGCTTCACTCGGGATCCCTTTCGATCGCTTGTGTCACCTTGCAGGAATGACCGACAAGACCTTCGCCAAGTACTTGCTGCGATATCCGGAACGCAAGGAGGAGATCGATGCTGCGAAAACCAGGGGCGAGTATGATCTCACTTCCGTCGTGCGATCCTGCGGTCCAGGATGGCAAGGTTCCGCATGGTTGCTAGAAAGAACCCGTGGATACGTTGCCAGGGCTCAACTCGAGCACACTGGCAAAGGAGGGAAAGAGCTTAGTGTCAGCGGAGCCCTACTCGGTGCCTTCGGAGGGGGAAAGTAGGACTTCTATGCATCCGAGTCCAATGGATCAGGAACCAATGGATTGCAGTTCAATGCATAGGACCACGTGGTACCAGGACCCCCAAGAGGGGGGTGGGTGTTACCTATATACCCCCTCCCCGTCCCACACCAAATTTTATGCCCGTCAAGCAAATTAAGCGCAAGAAATCCCCTTCACTCGGAATGGGTTCTCACATCCCTGCGTGGAAGCAGCGCAAGCTATTGGAGGAGGCTCAGCAGCTTAAGAACTTCCCCAAGATGATGCTTGGCCTACGTGAAACCTACCCCTGGCAGGAGGCGGTGTTGGGGGCGTTGAACGAGAAGCACTCGAAGGTGGCGTTGAAAGCTGCGAACGGCTCTGGCAAGACGAGCATGGTAGCGGCGTCAGCGGTGGTATGGCACATGCTCCGCTGGCCGGGGAGCTTGGTGGTGTGTACTGCTGGTGTGTACCGACAGGTGGCCGACGCGTTGTGGCCTCATCTGCGGAAGATGATCAATGGGTTGGGGGGCGAGGAGAATGGATTCTCGATCAAGGACGGCGAGATTCGATACCTCTATCCCAAGAAGGTGGACGGCCAAGAGCTGATCAGCCGGTGCATTGGATTCTCAGCCAGCAACCCGGAGAAGGCGGAGGGCTGGCACGTGCAGGGTCCGAGCAATGACTTGATGTACATTGTGGACGAGGCGAAGGCGGTTCCGGACGGGATATTTCAGTCGATGGAGCGGTGCCAGCCGACGCGGACTCTGCTGATGAGCAGCCCGGGTGGCAGCTCCGGGTACTTCTACGATGTATTCCGGAGGAATGATGGCAAGTGGCAGACCTTTACCGTTACCGCTTACGACTGTCCGCATATCCGGAAGGAGTGGATAGCGGAGCAGATGGCCCGCTGGGGCGAGGGTCATCCATTGGTGCGCTCGATGATCTACGCGGAGTTCATGGAGGATGACGGGAGCCTGACCGCGGTGAAGACGGCTGACTGGCAGAAGGTGGTGAGTGGCCCACCCAAGGAGGATACAGAGGGGCACCGGTTGACAGCGGGCTGCGATTTCAGCGCCGGCGGGGATGAGAGCGTGATGGTGGTGCGCCATGGGAACACGGTGAAGGGGCTGATCCGCTGGCGGGACAAGGACACGATGGCCAGTGTGGGGCGGTTCATCAGTGAGTTCCGGAAGTGGAAGCTGAAGGCTGAGGACATCTACGCGGATGTGGGTGGCATGGGTGTTGTCATGTGCGATGCGCTCCGGGCGGAGGGTTGGGATGTGAGGCGGGTGAATTTCGGGGAGCGGGCCATCCGGGATGATCAGTTTGTGAATCGGGCGGCGGAGATGTGGATTGAGTTCGGGCGGATGGTGGAGGAGGGGAAGGTGAACCTGGGGCCGGTGGGGACGGACGAGGTGCTGTTGCAGCAGTTCGTGAGCAGGAAGGTGCGGACGAACGGGAAGGGGAAGTTGACGCTGGAGGGGAAGGATGAGTTGCGGGCTCGCGGGGTGAACAGTCCGGATCGGGCGGATGCGATGGTATTGGCCTTCTGTGGTGGTGGCGGGAAGCGGATGGACGAGTACATGAAGGCGCTGGGCGAGGATGGGCGGAGCCTGCTGGAGCGGATGGAGGATGAGCTTGGCCCACTTGAACCGGAGGGGGTTGCGCTTGCTGGTTGCGAGGTAGGGGGATAAAGGAGGGGAGGACATTTATGATGAGCGATAAACAGCGGAATGCGTTGCAGGGGCAGATTGTTGAGGCCGTGGGCCAGCGGAGCCCGTGGGAGCTGCGGCAGACTCGGTGGTATGAGTTGCGCCATCATGGTCTTCGCCGGACGAACAAGCCCTGGCCGAAGGCCGCGGATCTGCATTGGCCGCTGATCGATACGGCGATCGAGAAGCTCAAGCCGCTATTCCTCCAGCAGGCGCTGGGGATGGATGTGGTGGCCAGCTTTGTGCCGATGAGGCAGCAGTTGAACGCGTACACGAAGGTGGCGGAGGACTGGTTCAATTATAAGATCCGGGAGAAGACCAACTTTACTGACGAGGTCCTCTCCTGGGTGGATTACACGCTGATGAGCGGGCGCGGGGTGATGAAGTGCTTCTGGAATCCGGGTGATAAGCGGGTGGGGTTTGAGGCGGTGGACCCGATGTATTTTGTGGTGCCGGCGTATACCACGGATTTGCAGGATGCGGACTGGGCGGTGCATGTGATGCCGATGAGTGTGCCGGCGTACAAGCGGATGGCTGGCCAGTTTGGGTGGAAGAGTGATTCACGGACGATTGAGAAGATCCGGGGTAACCCGCAGCAGGATGACAATATCCCGGGGGCAGCGACCGAGGATGATGCGAAGCAATTGCGCGAGGGTATCACGTACACCAACAACACCGATGGCGTGATTGTCTGGGAGGTGTACCGGAAGCGGGATGACGGGGTGTGGGAGGTGTATCTGTATAGCCCCGCGGCGGTGGATCTGGATCTGCGGGATCCCATGGAGCTCCCGTATGACCATGGCCAACTGCCATTCATCGATTTCCCATACGAGATCAAGGACAAGGGTTGGTTCAGCCCGCGGGGAGTGTGCGAGATCCTGGCTCCGTTCGAGTTGAGCATGACCTCGATGTGGAACCACAAGCATGATGCGATGACGCTGTACAATCGCCCGCTGTTCCGGGCGGAGCGGGAGTTGCCCAATAGCATCAACCTGCGGTTCCAGCCGGGGCAGATTCTCCCCTATGGCGTGGCTCCGGTGCAGATGCCGCAGCCGCCGGTGAGCTTTGATCAGGAGCTGAACCAGACGCGGGCCGTGGCTGAGAACCGGATCGGTAGCCCGGATTACGCGATGGGCAGTGTGATGAGCGGTGGAAGTGATCGGAGGACCGCGACCGAGATCCAGAGCATCAACGCTCAGGCCATGCAGAGCGGGGATCTCCGGGCTCGGCTGTTCCGCATGGCACTGGGCAAATTGTACCGGCAGGCGTGGGGACTCTACGTGCAGTATGATTCCAAGAGCCTGCGGTACCGGTTTGCCGAGGACTCGTTGGAGGCGGACCCGATCGCGCTGCACGATCAGTACGAGCTGGAGCCGAAGGGTGGCATGGACATGGTGAGCCGGCAGATGATGGTTCAGCAGGCCATCAACCGTAAGCAGTTGTTCATGAACAGCCCCTGGGTGGATCAGGTGGAGCTGGACAAGAGCATCATGGAATTGGATGACCCGAGCCTTGTGAAGCGGCTGCTCCGGGATCCGGGCCAGAAGGCGGCGGACGAGCTGGAGGACGAGACCAAGACCATACCAACGCTCTTGGTTGGTATTCCGGTGCCGGCCAAGCCGGGTCAGAATTATGCGGGTCGGATCGGGGTGCTGATGCAGTACCTGAATGGGGCGATGCAGCAGGGGCAGCAACTGAGTCCGGTGAGCCAGAACGCGTTTATGATGCGGATCGATAGCCTGCTCCAGGGCTACGAGCAGGTGGCTACGAACGAGGCGCGGAAGCTGCGGAAGGAGATCCAGAAGTTCTTCGAGAGCACGGGATTGCTCGCTTCCTCGCAAGCCCCCGCTCCGGTTCCCGCGGAGGTAGCGGCTCCCGCTGAACAAGCCCAGATGATGTGATGATCACCGTGACATGTAAGGATTGTCGGTTCTATTGTGTGGACGGGACCTGCCGCAGGTTCCCGCCCGCGGGGAGACCTAGTTGTTGGCCAACTCTCAATGCCAATGACTGGTGCGGAGAGTTCGAGAATAAGAAGATTATGATACCACTCACCGAGGGAACCGTCGTCCAATGCAGCGTCGCCCCGGCCACACCGCGGGAGATAGAGCCGGGAGGATTGCAGGCGCTCGAGGAGGGTGTTCCGCCGAAGGTTCGATTCCAGCGGAAGAAGCCGGTGTCCGATCTCAAGGAGATTCAGGAATCACCAATCTTTGGAGAGGGCTGATATGGCTGAATACCAAGGCAAGAAGGTTACGCTCAACAAGCCCTTCTACACATCTGGTGAACGGAAAAAGAGTGCGGTGTATGTTCGCAATCCTAAAGGTACAGTGATCAAGGTCCGCTTCGGCGATCCAAAAATGGAGATCAAGCGGGACAACCCAAAGAACCTAAAGAACTTCCGAGAACGCATGAACTGCGATACTGCCACGGACAAGACCACGCCGCGGCATTGGAGCTGCAAAGCGTGGCGACCCATTTCCTAACATGAAGAAGAAATCCAAGTTCAGTAAGCTCGCCACCGAACTCAAGAAAGAGGGTGCCGATGATCCCCGCGCACTTGCTGCCTACATCGGTCGCAAGAAGCTCGGTGCCGCGGAGTTCATGCGCCGTCAGGCCGCAGGTCGGAAGAAGGCCGCAAAGTAACCATGATCTCCATCATCGCACGAGTCCGCGCTGCTTGGACCTTTGGCCGACATCAGTGCTGGGTAAACCCGCTACCATGGCGCAAGGAAGACGCCAATGCACTGAGCAACTTCTTCAAGAGCGATAGCGGGAAACGCTTCAAGGACGCTTTGCTGAATACCGTTCTCATGCAGAACGCTTCAGCCATAACTGACCGAAACCATTTGCAATACTCATCAGGTTTTGCAATGGGTCAGGCCAGTCTTGTGAAGGTCATCGAGATGATGGCCGACCAAGAATCAATTACGGGGCAGGAGGATGATCCGGATTCTGCCACGAACACATAGGATCAAAGTTGCGGTTGCCGGTCTGTGCGGACCAGCAAACGAGTAAAAGCACAATATGCCAGATGATACACTGAGTGCCGATGCGATGCTCGCTTTGGCCAATGACTACGATGCCGGTGTCGATATCGACAGCCAGCCCAAGGAGCAGTCTCCCAATAACAATGAGACGGCTCCTGCTGAGCAAGATTCCTCCGATGCGGGGAGTGCCGGTAAAGAGGTCGATGGTGGCGAGCAGGAAGTAGGCACGAAATCGGAGCCAGAAGCAAAGGCCGAGAAGAAGGCGGAGCCGAAGACGGAGAAGGACAAGAGCAGCAAGTTCGCTCAGGAACAGAACCGAAAGGCGAAGACCTGGGAGCAAATCAACGCTGAGAAGGAGGCCCTCAAGGCCGAG